CATTTCGTAGGTATTAGCTATCCTTGCGGCATTGCCTACTTGTGCGGTATCTGGTTTACTCATCTCCACCTCCCTGCAACTCACCCATCCACTCCATTAGTACCTCGTATACCCGGTCAGTATCAACCGCGTAATCTGGGTCTATGTTGGCGTCGATGATTGCACCGAGTTCTGAGGCTATGAGCTGTTTGATGGCTTGCTTGGCTTCGTCGAGAGCCTCTCCATATCCATTGGGATTGATTCTTCCCTTGCGGTGCATAGACTCTAATATCTCGTCCAGCTCCTCATCGAATCCATCAACAAACAGAGCGTCCGCAAGTTCACCGTTGTTCACCACAGGCTTCACCTTCAGCCCCGCCTTCTTCATAATGCCATCAAACTGCTCTATGGCGTCTTCTGCGTTGGGGAATATGTCACTCATGCTTCCACCTTGAACCCAAGGGCTGCGAGAAAGTCCGTGACTTGGTTTTGCTTGAGGATTTGCGGGCTGTCGGTCTTGCCGTAGAATCTGGCATTCTCTAACTCGGCTCCGCGCAGGTTGGCTCCGCTCAGGTTGGCTCCGCTCAGGTTGGCTCCGCTCAGGTCGGCTTCGCGCAGGTTGGCTCCGTACAGGTCGGCTTCGCGCAGGTTGGCTCCGTACAGGTCGGCTCCGCTTTTAACTGCCTCAATCACTGCTTCTTTCATCGTCGATTTAGTGGATTGATAGACAATCTGTCCGCTTATAAAACGTGACATGATGGCAATACCAACAGTTTTTGTCTCAGCTTTGGCGGTTTCCGCTTCGACGTATTGCTTTAGCTCTTCAATCTTCGCCAGGGCTTGTTCTTTGGTTAGGTTCATAGTGTCTCCTTTAGGTTTGTTACTCATTTGGTTACTCATTCGGCTGCTCCCGTGCTCTGACATTCCTGTACTCGCAACTCGGTAAATGCTGCTGTAAAGTAGCTGGCATGGCCGCCCGTGCAGTCATTAAATGCTTTTGCCTCAAAATATGGTTGTACGGCAGTGAAAACTAGTACAAGCGCGATAATTGACACACTCACGATTACTGTTATCACAGTAGTGGGGTCTTGATACTTACTCATTCTCTGAATCTCCTCTCATCTCCGAATCAGTCAAGCTGTCGGGGTGGTTATCGTAGTTTTCCATTATACAGTGCCCTCCTTTATTACTAATCGTGATTGAAAAGGTGAAGCCTGCCTCGTGAATCTGCGCTAAGAGCGCGGTGAGGTCGGGTGTGCTATGGGGCATCACTACTTTGCCGACAATTGGCTCGGCTTTCGGCTGGGTCACTCGGACAGTACCTGGGATGCCGTAGGAGTAGCGGTTCAGCTGGTCGCCCTCATACCGCTCAATGATTTTATCGCGCAGCATCCGTTGCAGGAAGGCGTGAGTGTTGGCCACGGTTGAAAAGTGGCAGAGCTGTTGAAATTCACGGGCCTTAATAATGGCTCCTGCGGGCTTACTGGCGATATACTCGACAATTAAGCGTCGACGCAGCTGGGTCTTCTTCGCCCCGCTTAACACTGACAAGTCATAGGTCTTATCGCTAATAATCACTCTACTGGCTTCCATATCTATACTCCTTTTTTACTAGTTGTTTTTTGATGCCGCATCCGCTGCACCAGAGCCATCCGCTATGGAATAGGACGGCACTGGAACGGTGGTCTTCGTGTTCGGGGCAACGCACCTGCCAGCCCCGTGGGTTCGGCTTCGCTCGCTCGTCGAGATGCCTCGCATACATCTCGACGTCGGCTGTATCGGGAATGAAATCGCTGGGTACATGCGGCATCCGTATCGCCTGGCGGTGTTTACAGAGCCTATAAGCCTGTCCAGCCCGCAACTTGACTATTGGTATGTCTCGTACAATTCGATAGCTTGCACCACACTCAAACACGCTTCCAGGCGCTGTGATATTGCTACCATCGCCTTTCAGCTCGAAGTTCTTGCAGTGACGGTCATCATTTATGTTCTGCGCTGGTATATCCTTGGCTATCCAAAAGAAAATATGATAGCCGCCGCTCGGTGTTTGAACGGTGAGCGACTGTGGCAAATCGAGCGCTTTATAGGTTTCGATTACCTCTTGCCAATTCGTTTTTCTATCTAAATCGACACATATCAATTTCCACCTGCCTGTTTTATCAAGCTGACGTTTTCCTGTTAAAAGAGCCTGGGCGGTCGCTTTACTGTCGCGCAATTTTCGACAATTTTTGCTGTCTGACCATTTATCAAGAGTGTACCTATTCTTTTTAGAACCTCTCCAGTCGAACGACAACAGGTCTTTTAACTCATCCATCGTAGTCGTCCTCAAGTTTCTTACGATAAGCTATGGCATCTGGTTTGCTAGTGAAGCTTTTTCTAATTCGTCTTCCGTCGCGCTCAAATGTAACGCGCCAATACTTACCAGATTCTAGCGATACGCCAGTATAGCCACTTGTATTTCTTGGGTTCATACGTCGGTTTTGCGCCTGCTCTGCTGCCGTAGCCCATCGCACATTATCTGGTGCGTAACTACCATCGTTGTCAATCCTGTCTAGGCTATGGTTGGGGCTGGGTTTATTGCCGACCTCGGCATAAAATACGTTGAAGTTGTGCCACCTCTCAGTGACCTTAACCCCACGAGCGCCATAGTTTTTGTATGCTCGGTTTTTGGGGTCGTGGCAGCGGCGAATCATAGCCTCCCACGTTTTATACATTTTTGACCTTGACAGCCCATTTACATCATTGAATGTTCTGACTTTCAACGATTTATCAAATGAGTCACCGTTGCGCATAAATCGTCGATAATGAGGATTGCAATAACCTCTCGCGATTACAGGCAATCTACACCCATCTAACTTGCATATATTGTTCATTGCTATAATCATACCAAATCCTCAATATTTACGCCAGTAAGGTTAGTGTCGAAATCTCTTTTCTCTGCTAAAGCTCTGTATATAGCACCATCTATCGTATTTTCTGCCTGAAGATTGAAGAAGGTACATCTTTTGGTAGCCCCATTCCTGTAAGTTCTGCCCATTGCCTGTGTGTAGTCGATGAACGAGTAGCAAGGCGATAGAAAAATCGTGGTGCTAAACTTTTGAAGGTTCAAGCCAGTGCCGCCGCTCATGTACTGTACTATCATTACGTCGTGGTCATCGAACTTATCCTTTTTCTTGCCATAGTAGACGCCGTGCTTGATGCCAGCGTGTTTCAGGTGGGAGCTCAGGTCTTCGAGTGCCGCAATCGTGTTGACGAATATCAATGCGTTTTCCAAGCCTTCGACCTTTTCAGTCACCCAGCGTAGTTTCTCTGGTGCTGCTTCAGCGTAGCCTCGTAGCGCCCAGGTCAGTTTCGATGCACTATCGAGTGGTTCACCGTTCTTATCCATCCGCGTCTTCAGCATGTTGACATATTGCTGGCGCTTAATTTTGATTCGGACGTTGAGCACCTGCTTCTTCGGTAGCTCCACAAATTCCTCTGAGCGACCGCGCAAGGCGATGCCATTCCACCAGTGAATCAGTCGGTCAGTGTCACGGTAGCCGATGATGTCCATTCCCTTGTGAGCGTATGAGCGCTGCTCGATAACGAACCGCTTGTAAAACTCGGTCTTGTGTTTGACTAGCCCAGTGATTTTGGCGTAGTTCACAGCGTCAGCCCACTTGCTCATCGGTGTGCCGCTCAGTAGCGAATAGCCTTCCTTCGTCAGCATACATAGTCGCCACGCGCCTTGCCCTTGCAGGCTCTGGCTGTTCTTGATTTTATGTGCTTCGTCGATGATGATGTAGTAGTCTTCAAACTGAGTGAAATCAATCTTTTTGAACCGCTGTAAAAAGCTGTACCCTTCGACGCGGAACTCATCAAACTCGAGCCCAGATTTTGCCAGGTCTTTTTCCCACACCTGTTCGTCGCGAACCGAGGCTGGACAGATGACGAGGACTTTGCGAGCTTCCAACCTGTGTGCTCGGAAAATTGCCATCAACGTTTTGCCCGACCCGACCCCAGCAAAGATGTAGGGTTTAGCGCCTAGTCGAGCTAGGTAATTCTCTTGGCTAGGATACAATTGCACGCCAGGCCTCCACATTCTCAGGGTACACGAAGAATGAATCATGTCCCATATTATTTAATGTTTGATACCAATACTCTTGGAGCGGTTGCCGCTTGGCAGTCGCGCTCGTCTTCCACTCCACAAAGCAGGTGTAGCCTGTCGGGGAGAGGCATAGTGTGTCGGGGAACCCTTGGGGAATCCCCGCACCAGCGACCAGCTGGATAAACACCCAGCCCTGCTTTTTCAGCTCATCTTGATATTTCTTCTTAAAATTTCGTTCCAGCATTGTTGTTTTTCCGTTTGAGCGTAGCAGGGTAGAGCCGTCGGTAACACAGACATGAGACCAACGACCCTGCGCCACTACGCTCTGTGTTGTTAAGGGTGCTACGCCCCATGGCGGGAGATTCAGGCGCAAAGGCTACAAAGAAAGGGTAATCTCAAGTAGTTTCCTAAACCTCCCGTCATGAGGCGCAGCGCCTCGTGATGATTAAAAGGGCAGTGCACTCAAATCAACAGGATTTGAGCCGTCCTCGACCTTAGCGGCGTACTGCGCTGGGGTCTCTTTTGGCTGGTAGCTCAAAATGTTCTTCTCTTGACTTGGCCGCTCGACGCCGTTCTTGTCGGTGTAGGTTTGCGTGGTGCTTTCCTTAACGGAGAGCCAGCACTGGTAGCCGACGAACTTCGCTTTGGCAATGTCATAGACCTGTTTGGCGCCATTGACGTTGGTCATGGCGTTGCGGATGTCGGCCTTTTTGTCCTCAGGGGCGTTATGAACGGCAATGGCGCTCAAGTTTTCAATCGTGTAGGGTAAAGCGCCTTCACTCAGCCACTTGGTGACTTCGTTTTTGCCTTCACTGTTGGTGACGGTGAACTTGACTCCGAGGGTACCCGTTTTGGCCTGCGTCAATTCGACGTTGGTGATGGTGACGGTATGAACGCCAACCCCAAGCCACGGCATACCGTCACGGGCTTTTAGGATGTTTTCCTTCATTTTATCAGCAGCGTCGCCAGCGACTTTTACATCGCTTTTAGCGAGGGCGTCTTCCAGTTGTTTTTGTAGTTTGGCTTCGTCTGACATTATTTTGTCTCCTTATTGTTAGTTACTGGTGCATAAAACTCTTGAATGGTATTGTCTAAGAGTTTCAAATCATTGGGGGTGGTATCGGTGGTGAACATGCCCATCGGCGTCTTGACCCCGAGGCCATTAGTCCTGACCTTGAAGACGAACTCGCCGTCATCAAAGGCGGTTTCAATCACCTGGTTGGTGAGACCTTCGGGGACGAATTTGTCACTGACCATCTTGCCTGTTGTTTTGAGGCGCAGCTCACCACTGTCGTTATTCTCGCTGTGAGCGAGGATATAAAAGCGCTGGTCACTGTCTTTTTTGGTAATCTTTTCAATGGTGTTGACCACGTTGACCGCCATTTCGGTGAACTTTTCATAGCCCTTGATATTGGCTTTGCCGAACTCTTCATAGCTCATTAAAAAGTTGAAGTCGTCAATCACCACGATGTCGGATTTGCTCTGGTCAATGACCGCGAACAATTCGGCGTAGCTCTTGGCGTGGAACTGGGGGATGTCACTCTTAAAGGGAAGTGGCTTGCCCGTGGCGGTGATGTAGCCAATGCTATCGGCTTTCTTAAAATTGCGCAAACTGGTGGACTTGCCCGTGCCAGTTTTGCCTAATATAAACGTTAATTGGGTACTCATGTTATTCCTCGCTTTCTTCGTACGGTTCAACCTCGTATTCATCTGCTCTTTCACAAACTCGCTCAAATAGCGTAAAGTCTGAGCCGATAACAAACACAAATGATACTGTTTTAACATCGTCAAGCACTTGGATGTACTTACTTATCTTACCTTTAATTTTATACGTGTCTCTCAATTTTTCAGCGGCTTCAAAGCTTGGTATTTTCACACCATGCTTTGTAACGCTAATATCGTTATCTATTGAGAATTTATAAAGTTTCTCTAACTCAATGTAATCCATGTTGTTTCTCCTTTGTTGTGTAGCCTTGCTTTTGCTGTACTCTCATTATAGCACAACTTATAAATTGTTGCCAGCCATCATCGCGGCAAACAGCCACAATATCAGGGCTACCACAAACGTGGTTAGGTTAGTCTTAGTGCGGTGTGCCAGTAGCGCGATAAGCGCCCATAGTACCCCAATCATTAGTATGCCTGTTAAAATGTGCATAGTTGTTTCTCCTTAAAACGGTAAATTAGGTATTATCATTGTTGGTGCTTTATCTGTGAATTTATAGACACTCTCGGTCTGCATTGGCTCAATCGCCAGAACTGAGTCACCCTCAGCCATGATTTCATCAATGCGGCTTTGGTTGCGCTTGATACGCACGATATACATGCTGTTGGTGTTGCCGTTGCCTGCTGCATAATCGACAAACTCCCACCCAAACGCCCACATCTGGCCTTGCATTTGGTCATAGTGCTCATTTTTTGGAAAGCCTGTGAGCAATAGCTCCGCGAATTCCTTGTCATAGAGCCACTTTATCTCGACGCCAGCGTTATGCCCGACGATTTTACGGTCGGGACTGGCCACAAACCAGTCATTGTAGGCGCAGCCGACTTTATCGACTTCAACGCCCTGTTGCGCGGCGTATTGCTTGGCAATAAAGTCCTCATTGTCGATTCCTGCCTGCATCGCGCCGTTGACATACCCCTCAAAGGGGACGCCAAAGGCTTTAGAGTAGGCGATTTTCTTTTCAATGTCTTTTCGGCCTGCTAAATACTGGCCTTTGACGCCTTTGGCCATGTACGCGCCGATTTCGCTTGCCCCGATACGCGCTGCACGAATGGCTACCCATTCAGGCGACCTTTGGGGCGCATAGCTGATGGCGAATTCGTTGCCAGCCATTAGAGTGCTCCTTGCTTGATATACCGTTGGCCTTCGCCGTTTTTGATACCATCACGGCGACTCTTGCGGCCGCCTTTGGCCCCTGCGATACGGGCTAAACCACTAACGGCAAAGCCTTTCGGGCCTGTCGCATGGCCGCCCTTAGCGCCGATTTTCTCGTAGTGATGGGGGTCTTTTGCTAATATTTTCGCTTTGGTTTTTAAGCCGCCTGCCATCGTTCCGCTCATGGTTATTTCTCCTTTGTCATTTTACTAATTTTGTAGACGATTTCAGCCTGCTTAATCAGCAGCTTATGCTTTTTAATGTCTTGCTTCAGTTGGTCAATGGCGTCCTTGTGGGCCTTGACTGTCTTTTTGAATTGTTCTTTGTTCATATCTTTAATGTCTTTCATATTTATTTTTGATTCTTTGGCGGCCGCCTTTTTTGGCGTCCACGCTGTTTCGATAAGTCCGTCCATCATGCCCATACCTCCACTAGGTAGACTTTGCCGCCCTCGTTATGGATATAACAGGTGGCGCAGTCCATGGCACATTCGTCACTTAATCGCGTGGCGTCGGTAATCTCGGTGTAATAGTGGATTGGTATTTTCATAGCAGGTCGTCCAGTTCTTCAGCCAGGTGCCGCGCCAGTGGGTCGCGGTCCATGGTGTTTTTAATTAGCGTTAGGGTGTTCGTTGTCATCGTTGTCCTCCTCTGGGAATGTTTTTTGATATTCGGCCTCGGCTATGTCATACAGCCGTTGCTCCTCGGCTTCCACAAGCTCCTCGGCTCGCTCAACCAGCTCGTCCCACTCGCTCTCTTTTGATAGTAGCCAATTGGCGTCATCAAGAGTTGTAAGGTCAAAACCGGCTGCTTCAATACATTCAATCAAACTTACTGACATTATAGGTCCTCCCCTTCCTCGTTAAACCATTGTTCGGCGCCGCGGTCGTAAATAGCCCCGCAATTGTCGCAGATATCCACCACGGTATACATGGTAGGCTGGGGCATGCCCGTGCGGACCTCTTTATAGACGTCCCACGATTCAATCGTGTCGGGTGTGGTGTGCAAATGTTGGCAAGTCATGGTTATGCCTCCTCTTTCCCGTTCACATCGTACTCGGTCGGGTGTGTGCCCGTCTTGAATTCCACGGTATGGGTCGCCATATCGTCAAGCAGATTATCAACGCCCGTTAAAAGCAGTAAATACTCCTGGCTATTGAAGCCATTGACTTGCGCTTCTTTATATAACTCCTGCTTGAGTTGTTTTGATAGTGACATGTTGCCTTCTTTCTATAGCCTTTGCTCTTATGCTATGGTGACACTTTAGCACAGGTTGCGCTAAAAGTCAACTACTTTATAGTTTAATTCCCCAATTCGCAGGTGTAACAGGTGCATTCTGGCGTGTGCTCGCACAAGTCAGTGCCACACTCGCTGCATAGGCCCTGCTCATCCTGGGTATATGTGCCCTTGGGTATGCAGACTCCCGCGTGCTTGTTCCCTATAGCGTCAAAAAACATTTTAGGGTTAAAGGTTCGGGGGTACTCGCGCGCCAATTCATAGGCCAGCACCACCGCAAAGTCGCGTAAGGTGGCGATGGCCCGCAATTCATCCCGCTTGGTGTTCATGTCAAAATCTGTTAAATGTTTGGCATTTTCCACCCGCTCATTTATGACGCGGGCCAATAACTGGAACTCTTTAGCGTTCATGATATAGCCTCGCCATCCGCTCGCGCTCCGCCTGGCGGTACGCCTTAATGGATTGCTTCAGCTTGGCAAGCGTTAGCTCGGTTATGGTGTCCACCTGGTAGGTGTTGCCATTGTCGGTGTAGCCGTGCCAAAAATAGGCGGCTATTTTGCCCGGGTCGCGCTCCAGTGGTACGGCCTCTTTTTTAATCGCAAAACCCATGTACCAGCTGTGCGGCTCAAATTCTAGATGTAGTGACATATTGGTTGTCCCCTCTTACGCTTCGTAGGCGTAATAAATTAAGTTCTTTTGTTCATCGGTTAATGCGTCATAAGCTGCTTTGAATTCATCCAGGTGTGCGCCCTTGCCAAATATATTATTTTCGGCTTCCCACATCATGCCGTCATAGCCGTTGTGTCCATACCATTTAATCTCGAATAAGTCGCCGTCAATATTGCGTACAATCGCGGGGATGGTTTCATATAGCGCAAAATGCGCTGGTGTCCATTTGTCCTTTTCTATAAACGTGTCGATGTCAATCAGTTCACGGAACGCTTGCGCCTGTTTTTTAGTTTCAAAGTTAAGGGCGCTTCTATTATGTGGTGCACCTGTGGTGACAGCGTTGCCGCTTCCACGGACTAACACATACCCGCCATCCTGTTTTTCGATTGTATAGCTCATGATTAAACCTCGTATTCTTTCAAAAAGTTAAATACACCCTGCATAATACCGCCCGCACCTTCGCGTTGTGGTGCAGGCATACTAGCCCACATGTCCATGATTTCTTTAGCGTCGTATTTATCACGGTTTGCGACGTCATACATAATACCGCCAAAACTGTCGCGCAATATCTGCTTATATACGGGTGTTTGTGCGATTGCTTCTAAAGTTGTCATAATTGTTGTCCATTCTGGCGCGGTATAAGGCCCCGCGCCGTGGCTAGTTAGTTAGTTAGCTTGTAGCCGTTCCCACTCTGGCAAAAGTCCGTGACTATAGCCATAGGTTTGTAATTCAGTGCTTAGGCGCTTAAAATCCGCCTCTGATTCATACTTGTGGATACGACGCGTGTAATACTTGCGCCCTATTATCCCGCTCGAATCCTTTAAAAACAGCGCGCTGTCATCTGCGCCGTGGTATAACTCGAGTGTTATGCCGGTTGCTGTATCGGTGGTGTTCATACTGTTAGCACCACCACCACCACCCAGGCGATAAGCACCCAGGCGACGGCCTTTAAAATTGTTTTGATATTCTGCATAGCTCTGTTACTCCTTTTTAGGGTTAGTTGCTTATAGGGTTTTGCCCCTATTCCAGCCCTTTACTATTCACCAGTAGCCCGTTTAACCGCCGTTAGTAGCCCGTTTGGTTACGCTGTAAAGTGTTGGAACAGAGGCGCAAGCGCTGTGTATAAGCGGTACTAAATACCGCCCGCTTGCGTGTCCTGTTTTGCTGTACCCACGCCCCCGCCCAATTCCAGGGCTGTCAGTGGCGTGGGTTTTTAGGGTATTCAATCAAGTGTACGTGTAGCATTATATAAACGGTATAACAGTAAATGTTATTGCGGGCGTGGTTTGTTAGCCTAGCCGCTTATAGCCCTCTACAGCCATTGCATGATTGAATTGTTAAGGTGGTTGTAACCGTTGTTTAGGTTGTCGCTCGCTGCGCTTGCCGTGTCCGTGAAGTCAATCAGATTATAGGTTGATTGTTTTATACTTGCGGGTTTGGTAGGTGCTTTGTGCTTTGTAACCTTTGCTGTGGTTATGTTAGTAGTATAAGCCTTATGGCGTTATAAGTCAACTATAAAATAGGTTATTTATGGAGTTTTTAGGATATATAGCAATTTAACAGGGGTGGAATGGGCAAATATGGTGTTGTAATATTTAACACAAAATGGGGCGTAAAACGTTACGTATTACAGTTTTTTTGTTATTCAGTAAACCAAAAAGTGATAATACGTTAGTTTTTTAACAGATAAACCTCATTATTTTTAACTTAAAAAAAATCAAAGTATATATATATATAGGAAATATAGATATAAACATTTCTATCACAAAATATTTGACTGTACTGAATAATTGGCGTTATACTGTTTGGCATGGATGATAACACAATAAAAGCCATTGAACAGGATATTAAGGCCATCGACCCGTCTGGTTTGGAGCGTGTATATAAACAGCGGGAACGCCGCCGCCTTAAGCGTGTTGAATACAATCGACAAGCTTATATAAAACATAAGGATAAGCTTAAGGCACGGGCACGGGCACGGTATAACCCTGTGACACAAGCACCTATTGGCACTATCGACTATACCAACCTATAGCAGCATAAGGGCGGCAATAAATAAAAAAATAGAGGCAGCACATAAAAAGGCAGGCACGGCATAGTAGGCATAGGGGGTAGGGGTATAGAGAGGGGCAGAGAGAAGAATATATATATACACGCTTTTTCTCTCCAATCAAATAATCCAATCAACTATTTTACTGTTGACATACCCCCTACCCATCAGCTATAATCAACTCATGGATAAAAACAGCGAATTAGAACTCATTCAGCAATTGGCCAACCAGCTCTCCCTCTCAAGGGTGAAGACGGAGGGGCTTTTATTTGACAAAGACTACCGTCGTGACACCACCACGGGCCAACTTCAATTGGTCACGGAAAAAGCGGTGGTGACAACGCATGGCAAGACGAGTAAAGTATTATTTGGACCGAACGAAAAATACAAAACGTATGAGGAGGCGGTGGAGCAAACTAAACTCTATTGGTCCCTGTATTTCAAACAGCGACGGGACAAGGCCAGAGCCACCAAGAGTCCCGTAGCCAAAGCGGGGGAGCGCCGACGGCAGAAGACCTATCGGGACAAGCGCAACCAGGAGCGGGACGAGTTCGAGCGACGGCAGTAGTACACCACACGAGACACCACGAGAATTATCAAGCATCAAAACAAGGGGTAACAGAGTATGGGGCAGCAGAAGCAGGGGTATTATTTGGTCATTATGACCAACAAGGACACGTATTATATCAGCCGTGACGACGCGAGCGACCTGGCGCGGTTTATGGCGGAGGGCGAGCCGGTCTTTCAGGCTGCTGACATTAAGAGCGGGGCGCGACTAACGCTTCAAGTCTCCCAGGTCAGCTCACTAGTGGAGGACACCCGCAATGTCTAACAAGCAGCCCAAATCAGCCGACGACATCAAAGCGATTCAGGGCACGCCCAGTGACGAGTTGCCAGTCCTACCTGAGACGGTGCAGAACAAGGACACCCTACAGTGGCTTTACCGCGCCATCCTTGACAACTTCACTTGTTTGAGTGGGCGTCGCTCGCCACTTTTCCTGCGTCGCTGCGAGCACGGCCTGGTGATTCGGATTGACAACGCCTGGCGGGTCTATCGCCGTGGTGAGCAGATTGAGTTTTGGCGCGACGCCATGACGGCCTTCCCTGAGTTGCAGGAGTCCAATTGGTCAACTAAACGCCAGCAAGCGCTCTGGGACTACTTCCAAGCCTATGCCCCACCTATCGACTTTGACAACCGTCGCTACTTTGAGATGAGCAATTGCGTGTTGGACGGCGTGACGGGTGAGCTGAATTATGACGACGACCGCTTTTTGACCCACCCGACCACCAGGAGTTCCCCCTTGAGCTACCTGCCTGACTACCATCCGAGTCCCGCTTGGCAACAGTGGTATGACACCATGGACAGCTACCAACAGGCGGTGCGTGACTGGAGTGTCGGCAGCGCCCTAACGGGTGAGCACGGCTTGCTCTTTACCTTTGGCCAGTCCAGGACAGGCAAGAGTACGCTGGCCGAGGGACTAGCGGCGGTGCTGGGGTCAGGGGCAGGTGTTTTCTCCCTCTCCCGCAACTGGGGACGGTTTTACACCCAGCATATGGACAACACCACGTATCTGTATGACGCGGACGCCAAGGGTGCCAAGAATCAGAACAATGAGAATTATGGGACGCTGCACCTGATGGCCAGTGGCGACCCGATTCAGGTCGAGGTGAAGGGGAGCGAGATTTACCAGACGACCAATTACGGCTTTATTGAGATTGTGTCTAATGCCCCATCAACCATTAGTTTCGAGCAGAGCTTAGTCGACCGTGTGCGCTTTTGCCTCTATACCTACATCAGCCCGCGCTCTGACGGTGGGCACATGAAGCGACTCATTTTAGCTGACAAACAGGCGTGGCTCAATTACGCCATTGCCTGTGCTATAAAATTAGCCAAGGGTGAGACCCAACGCCCGCCGATTGACGACTACCAAATGTACGGCTGGGTCTTATGGTTGCAAGAAGCCAACAGTTATGGGAAAATGTGCGTAGAAGAAGGACGCATCCTGACCTATCAGGAGTACAAATACGCGTATGAGGGGTCACAGCGCTATATGCTCACAAAAGAAACAACCGATGAGATGAAATCAGGCTTCCGCGAACTGAACCGCCAATACGGCAAGAATTTTTTAAGCACTGACTGGGCGGAGTACGGTGAAACACTAAAACAAGAGTATTACCATGAAAAAACTACAAAACTCCTTTAACGACTTCCTCCCGCAAAAATATTTCGATTTTCGACGCGGGATGCACCTGCTTAACTCCAATCAGGCGGTGGTCGCTGAACTGTTACGCATCTGCTGCGAGGAGGACGACGTCAAAGCCATTAAACTGGCCTTTGAGCGCATTTTGGGCAAGCCAGAGAAGGTCATCGTCATCAAGCGCACCACCGTTAAGATACTTTACCCTGACGCCACTAAGAAAGCCCTCGCTCCTGTCATTGACACCCGTGTCCAGGACGAGGTGGCGCCCGTCACCGACCTAGAGACCAAGATTGTGGTGGACGCCGCCAACGCTCCTGGTGTCTTGCTCAACAAAATGCTCGACAAGATTGGTGACATAGGGCGGCAATACGCCTACGATGTCATAGCCGATAAGGACAAGTACACGCTGGCCGAGGTGATAGTCTGCAATCTCTACGCCATTGCCATGCGTGGCGCCAATCTCGGCGCCATCACGATGCTTTTTGACTACATTGACGGCTCCATTGCGGACGTTATCCGCTTGGAGGGGGAAGATACCATTTTGCTCGAGAACTACGCTGACACGGCCCCGTACGAGGCCATACAGGGTGAGGACGGCGTGTGGTACATCGAGACCGAAGCAATCAAATAAAAAAACAACCAAAAAGGGAGGAAATACCAACATGACCAACACTAACATCCATCAACCGCACCCCTGCCCGTATTGCTGGCTGGTGTTGTATTCCAAATCGGCCCTGACAGGTCACTTGAATCGCGAGCACTGGCAAGACCTCGAGGCCGAGGTTAAGGTCGAAGTGGCAGAAGTGGAGCTCGCTGAGTGAGCCTATTAAAAATTGGTGGCGGCATTGTCCTCCGCGCATACCAAAAACGGGTCTTGAAGGCCTTTGATAGCGGTACTCGCTTTATTGTCCTCTGCTGGAGTCGTCGCGCGGGCAAGTCACTCTTTGCCTGGAACCTGCTCATCCGTGAGGCGGTCAGCAAGCCAGGGGTCTACTGGTACTGTTTTAATAACTATTCCACCGCCTATAACGACATTTGGCTGGCCATGACCAGTAAGGGGGTGAAATTCCTTGATATGATTCCCAAAAGCATGGTGACGCGCATGAACTCGGCCAAACTAGAGATTGAGCTGAGCAACGGCTCGGTCATTAAGCTGATTGGTATCAACAATGTCGATAAATTGGTTGGTGCGGGTCTCAACGGCGTGGTCTTTGACGAGTACGCCGTCTTAAACCCCGCCGCCATTGAAATGGTGACGGCGATGCTTGGTGAAACAGGTGGCTGGCGGGTGATGATTAGCACTCCGCGTGGCAAAAATCACTTCTTTGAGCAGTGGAACTTTGCTTTGAACCACCCTGAGTTCGCCTACGCCTCCAATATGCACTGTGGGATGCCAGAAATCGCTCAGTACATGTCGCCTGGCTTCTTGGAGCAGGAACGGCTGTCAATTATCAGCAAATACGGCAACGACGCCCTGTACCAGCAGGAGTACATGACCAGCTGGATTAGTCCGAACTCTGGTTCGGTCTTTGGCGCCCTGGCCAAGCTAATGAAAGACGACGGACGGGTGTCACTACTGACGGCTGACCACGACCGCCCCTTTTACGCCGCCTGGGACCTTGGTAACGCCGACTACACCTCTATCGTCCTCTTTCAAGTCGACGATAACGGCTTTCCGACCATCTATGACCACATTGAAAACCGCAATGAGGACGTCAGCTGGTATGTTGGTGAGATGGAGGAGCGCGGATGGGCGGTGCACACCCACTTCTTGCCGCATGACGCCGCCCATCGCAAGGGTGGGCGCAACGAGACCTACAAGCAGGTGCTTGCCGAGCATGACATCCGCAACACTATCATTTTGAATAAGCCCAACCGCGTTGAGGACAAGTTAAACCACTTGCGACGCGTCTTCGTTGGTCTGCGTATTGACGAGCGTTTAACCCGCGTCATTGAGTGCCTCGACAAGCTGGAGTACGAGTGGAACGAGAAAATGCACATCTGGTCCAGCAAACCAACGCACGTTGGTGGCTATTCCGACACGGTGGACTCCCTGTGTTATATGGCGCAGGCGATTCAGAAGTACCGTATCACCGCCAAAACCGCCTTCTCGACCACGCATGTCAAAGACCCTTCAACCGTGCTGAACACTAAGCAGGCGAAGCAGGAACGCTTCCAAAAATTCATGGAGGGCGAGTTAGCCTTAGGGGGAGGAGGGCGTAAAAGCACCGATAATTTAGCAATGTTCATATAAGCATAGCATTATTGAGGTGGCTGTAGTACAATGCACCTTAACACACAAAATTCTTAAAAAACAATGATAAATATTACATAAAATATAGGGGAAGGGTAGAAATGAACGATGACGGTCAAGCAATCGAAACAATCGAACCAGGAGCCGCTGGAGCCCCAGAAGGCGCAGTCGCCGAGCCAACCACTAACGATGTGGCAGAAATGTACAAAGAGCTTGGCATTAAAGCTCCCGCGCCCACTGGTGCAGCTAAAGGACGACCTAAGTCCAGTGCGGTTCGAGCTCAAGACGTTTCACAAGACGACGCTGGAGATTCCAAAACTGGGAAGCAAGGAAACGTCGATAGCAAAAGCCAGTCGAAAGATGCACCGACTGATGGTACTGATGGCGATACAGGAGACGATTCTGACCCGAAGGGCGCGAAAGTCGGGAAAAATGCAGGAAAAGTATCAGCGAAATCAGCGGAAGCTGACGGCGGAGTTCGCACTGCAAAATCCGAAGCTGAAGGAGATACTGAGCGCGGAAGCGAAGGCGACCCTGACGACGGAACTGACAGAACTGGACAAGCAGCACACGACGAGGGAGCAGAGACGGCGGAGGGCGAGGACCTCGAAGGCAAACGGCCTGGAAAATCTAATCCTAAAGTCGAACAAAGGTTCCAAAGACTAACCAGTGAAGTCAAAGAGCGCGACGAAATCATTACTAAACTGCAACAGCAGTTGCAGGCCACCACGCAGCAGCGTGAACAAATCAAAATTGCCCAGGAAGACCCTGAGTACACGATTGATGACTTCCGCAGGGTGAGCGACGAAGACGGCAATGTCATCGACCTTGACCCTGAACGCGCCGAACTGGCGTGGCGTCGCTGGAAAGACGGCTACGAGCAACGCGCCACTGAGCGCCAAGCCAAAGCCCAGCACGAGGCTGTGGAAGCCCAGCGTCAGACCGAGATGAGTGAGCGCATTATGCGCCAGTCCGTCGAAGCCTATGACACGATTGCAGGCCTGATGGACGACTATCCTGAGCTGTCGAGCACCAGCGGTCAGTTTGACCCTGAGTTCGCCAGTATCGCCATGCCGATTATCCGCGACGCCTTGGTTTACCAGCCTGGTACCGAGCCTGGCAACCCTGACGGCGCCCGCCAGGTCGTCCTCGGCATGAAGCTCAATCCAAAGAGCATACTGGCCGCTATGGACAAAATTCGGCACGCCAAACGAAGCTTGCCCCTCAACGGTACAGATGATAATGTAGAGGTAGGCTCAAACGTGGCGGTGGCGCACGGTCGGTCATCCGACCCAACGGTCAACGCTGCCAATGAACTCTACAAAACACTAAAAATTAACAAGAGATTTTAAGGAGAAACACCATGTCAACCCCAGCTAAGAAAATTGAAGAAGTAAAAGTCCCAGAAGTAGAATTTACACCTGAAATGGCAGAAGTAGTAGCGGAAGCTAAGGGTGCTAAAACGAGCGAAGGCTCAGAAATCGCCGCCGCCATTGCTCAAGGCTTAAAGGGCGCAACTGAAAAGAACTTTACCCTTGAACCAGATACAGGTGTCGACCCACGCTTTAGCGTTGTCCGCAACAAGCAAGGTGAAATCATGCTTCGTGAGAACGAATCAGGTCAACTTTCCAAAGTCCAGTTGGAAAGCATTGAGGAAAAAGAAGCCTCAATCCAGGGTCAAGAAGTCGAAGAAGTATAGTACAATCGATGGGCGGGGTTATGTTGTTTTTCCCCGCCCACAAAATCGCTTCCACTCGGGGGCGATTTTCTTGTTGCAAAAACAAAAATAGAACGCTATAATGCAAGTAGCTCTAAGCTTTCAGTCGTAAAATCAGTGTAATGGTAGTCACTACCTTCGGCGGCAAGCGAAAGCACTTGATGTACTCGTGCTTCATCAACACAAACAAACCAACCATTAAAAAGAAAGAAGGATATTCCCATGGCGGTTACCGCATCGGAAATTTTTTCACCCGTTATTGACCAGCCATTCGATGACGAGAGCTTCACAAAAGAACTTGAAGGCAACTCAAAAGAAATCAAGTTTGAAAAAGGTTCAAAAACCGTTAAAGTTCGTACCGTTGTTACTGCTGGTGCGGTTACGACTCACAACGCTGCTGACACATTCAGCACCCAAATCGCTGGTATCGTAAATGTTGACTCGACTATCAACACCTACACCCTTGACCAGCAAAAAGACATCAAGCAGTTCCTTGACCGCACTGTCATTGCAACGAATAACAGCATCACCGAAGGTGGTAAAGTTCTTCACGCAATCGTGGCTGAACAGCTTGTTCCGTTAATCGACGCTTACCGCTTGGGTATCTTGGCTGCTATCGCAGTTGTGACTACTCAGACGTTTGCTGCTACTGCTGACGGTTATGCTGACTGGTTGAAGGCTCGCGCCTACATCGTAAACGCTCGTCTATTCAAAGACGTTATCGGCTACGTTGGTACAACCACCGCTAACCTCATCCGCAACAGCGGTAAAATGGACCCATTCACACCTGGTCTTGAGAAAAGCCTGCGCACAGGCGACCTCGGTATGCTGGCTGGTGTTAAATTGAAGGAAGTCCCAGCTGACATCCTTCCTGCAAACACTTTGGCTATCCTTGTCAACCCTAACATCGTCTCAGCCCCACGCTTCCTTGACGACTCTAAGGTTGGTGAAAGCGCCGCTGCCTTCGGTAGCCTCTTGCTCTGCCTCTACATGTACACATGTGTGGTGTCAACACCAAAGAGAAAAGGTGTTGCAACCATCACGACTGTCTAGTCAATAGCGTGATACAAAGAATACCCTACTTCGGTGGGGTATTTTTGTTGGAAAAGTGCTATACTAAACTCATAATCCAAAAAAAGGAAAAACAAAAAATGGCATTGTTAAAATGGAACGAGGACGAGGACACTAAACAAGACGATTTATTCGGGACACCAACCCGCAGTGTCGTCAATTCCGTGCAGAATAGCTGGCAGCCCACTCAAGACGCGACAGGCACTACTAGCGCCCTGCCACAGCTCAAAGACACCAACTATCTCATGTCTGACCAAAAAGCTCAGGTGGACGCTCAGAAACAGCGTAACGATGCTATTGAAGCCGCCAACCGTGCCGAAGCCGCCCGCCAAGCCGAAGCCGCCCGCCAAAATGCCAATGCCCAGGCGGTGCAGGCGCAAGAAGCACAGACCACCGACCTGCCCAGCACCCCCAAATACGCGGGTGGTCAAAACAAAAACGAGGGGGGTGTGACAGGCTTCTTCAAAGACATCGGTGCAGGCATCCAGCAGGGCTTCGGCTCGCTCGCTGACATCGCCGTTATGGGTGGGGGTGTGCTCGGCAGTATTGGCAAAAACGACCAACAGCTCGTGCAGCACATGGCCGAAGTGGAGAAGACCCGCAGCTGGATTCATAACCAAAAAGACATCAATAATAATGAGCTGACAGGTACGCGCGACGTTGACCAAAATGCCGCTGATATTGCCGCAGGTCGCGGCGACTTGCAAGATTTCGCCGCTGTCGGCGGTAAGGGTCTGCAAGCAGGTATCGACGCCACCATGTTCGCTAATCCTGCTCGCTTGGCGGCTGGTGGCTTAAAGCCCCTCGTCACGCAGACTGGCAAACTCATCCCTCGCATTATCAACAGCCCTGTTACCCGCTTCGCCGCTCGTGACGCCGCGTTCTTTGGTGGCTTGCAGGGCGGTGCTACCACTGCCAGCCAGTATGGTGAAACAGGTGACATTGGTGAAGCGCTCAAGGCAGGTGCTATGGACGCCGTTGTGGGTGGTGTCTTGCAAGGCACGATGGACGTGGGTGCCAGCGCACTTGGCAAGGGCATCCGCGCCGTTACGCCAGCGGTACGCAAAGTGGCTAATAACCTACGCCCCAATGAGATGGCACCAACCGTTGAGGGTCTACAAGCTCCCGTAGAGCGACCAGTCGCCGATGGGGTGGCTACTCCGCAAGACGGCAACGTCTCCTTTGAAACTAACCTGCCTGAGCCTGCTCGTATGCCCGAGGGGCTAACCCCTGAGCAAGCGGCCGCTCAAGGCTACTTCCAGCCAGCACCAGAGGTCAACATGCCGATTGCTGATAACTTTGTCCCTGTACGGGACACGACGCCTGTTGCTGAGAATCTTGCACAGGTGACACCAGCTAAAGGGACTGTGGATAACCCATACAGTAACGCTATCGAGGCGCAAGCAGCTGCTAAAGCGGAGGGTCAACGCACAGCCCTGGATGACATGATTATGGGCAAGGATACGCCGCAACCGAAGTTGCCTGACACACCTGCCCCTGTGGTGGCTGATGGTATGCCACAGCCATCGCAAATCCTACCCGAGACCCCTGCCAATATGCCTATGGTTAAATCTGAGGAAGTTCGTGCATTGCAAGATGCTCGAGCTGGCACAAGCCAAGCTGATGAGGCTGTGATTAACCAAGAGTTACAACAGATTGATAACGCGACTCCACAGATTGATAATTCTGTTCGCTCAAAAGCTGGTATTACCGATGCTGACAGCTACGATGCCTCACTTGAAAAACTCGACAACGCCCTCGATGAAGGCAGGATTACGAACGACGAACACGCCCAACTGGAGGACGAGCTATTTGACGCTGCCAACAAGCGTGGTGAAGCCATGGCCGAAGATGGTAGTCCCCTACCCGATGGTATGGGTGATGTGACACCAGTGGACCCAAAGAAGATTTTCGCTAATCGCATGATGAAATCCACGGGTAAGCCCGATGATATTAAGCAACGTATCGCCACTGCTCTCGGACTCGATAAAGACGGCTCATCAGACCTGGCTACAATTTTAACTGATGGCAACGTCACTCCTAAGCAAGCGGAGCGCATCAAAACCCTCTACGCCGAGGTGGAGGCCATCCATAAACGCAATAAAGCCTACCAGAAGCAGAACCGTCGCAACTACATTAAGGGTGAAGTGGTTGATGAGACAATCAACAAGGCCCGTAACGTCGACACCCGCCAGGCGGGCCTATTAGAGCGCAAGCTGCAATCAGAAATTGACAAACTGTCCCGTCGGGGTAACTACGGCGAGAAGTTCACCCAAGGGCTGGAAAACGTCGTCCGTGGGCGTGCCGCCAATATGCTTTCCAGCGCAGGCAACGTCACCCGCAACTTCACCCAAGAGCTGGGGGCCGATGTGATTGGCACCATCAAGAACCCGATTAAAGCTATCCGTGGAGCCACGCAAAACGGCAACCTGCTCAAAGACGCCGCTAAAAACAGCTTGCAAGACTGGCGGGACACGCCAAAGACGGTGACGGAAGGCTTCCAGTATATTATTGGTAATACCTACCGCACCGCTATGACCCCCGTTACTGCCGCTGCTAACGCCCGCAAGGGGATGTTCCGTACCGAAGTGACCCAGTGGGCCGCCAAGGAATTAGAAGGTAAAGACCTGTCCGTCGGCGAAGCAGAGAAGCTGTCGCGCACCCTCGGGAACTACACTGAAGCCCTCGTCAATACCCTCGCGGGTGTCGATAACGGTATGGTTAGCAGTCCGCACGCCATGAAAACCCTGAAAGCTTGGAAAGAATTTGTCCGTACAGGCAACGCCGCCGACCTCACGAAGTTTGAGGCGCTCGTCGAGCGACAATCCTCCCTCGCCAACAAGATGATACAGGGCATCTTTGAAGGCAAAACGAAGGGTGGCCGCGTGGTCAACGCCATGGTCAGCGCCCTTTTCCCCTTTGTCCGCACCGCGTGGAATACCTCAGTGACAGGTGTGACCCGTACCCTGAATCCGCTGTCCAAGAGCTTACTGGATGACATTCGTGTTGACCAACGGGGTGGGGCAAAAAACGCCCTGCTTGTCCTCAAGAACAAATTGGTGGACTACGGCATCTTGACAGGCGCCGCTATCCTCGTCAACGACGGCATTATTGGCTATAACGACGGCGATGAAGTGGATAAGCCTCAGGGCGTCTACATTAAGATTGGCGACAATTCCTACGTCCCTGTCCGTGCCACACCATTAGAATTGCCTCTTGCTGTCACGGTGGCGGTGGCTCGCCTCAGTAAAGATGTGGTTGACGGACACCCGCGTGACCCTGGCTACTATGGTCGGATTATCGGGCGCAGCCTCCCATACGTCGACGCCTTTGAGCAGAACACAGGAGCGATTGAATCCCTGACTAACCTTGGCGGCAAAGACGGTGACGGTGGCTACGCCGCCAAAGCTTATGCCGTCAACGCCATTAAATCACTGGTGCCGTTTTCTAATAACGGCCTGTTGCCTGCGGGCAAAGCCCTGCAAGGCCAGAGCCTCAATGCTAAGACGACCTACAACAAAGACCTGGGTAAATGGGTTGACAACGCCGTGCGCAAAAGCTACATGACTGAGGGTGACTACAGTAAACTCAAAGACAGCCGTGATAACGCGGGCCGTGTCCGCACTGTGGATAACCAGGGCATTGTCATCAATAAGACGATTAACGATAAAGACACCGCCACTCACAACGACACCATTAACAAGCTTGTCACCTACGGCCGTGAGAACAACCTTGGCAAAAACACCGAGGAGCTGTTTAACACCTACGACACGGGCAAGAACAACAATTTCAAGTCCGTCCAAGACAGTATCACTTTCCTCGATGCCCCAGAGGTGGATGGTAAAAAGACGCCAGACAACACTAAGAAGCTGGAGCAAAACGCCAAGTTGGCTGACCTATCAGCCCAAATCCGTGACGGCTTTTATGGCGACAAGGGCGACGAGTTACTGACCTTAAATGGCCAGAATCTCTATTCCGATGTGTCAGTCCCGAACGCCGACGGCACCAAGAACTCACGCCTGCCGCTGAACATGCAGACTATCAAAAACGCCATTGCCGCCACTGATTTGCCAGAAGAGGCACGCAACCGCATGTACGAAATCTCTCAGGCCAACACCGACCTGTATGCGAAGGTTGAGTCCAAAGAATGGACCTATGCTCATTACAAAGAGGTGAAGGCGGAAAGCGAAAAAGAATACATCGACATCTTGAGCAACTCCGAGAACTACAAGAAGATGACCAGCCTGATGAACACCCTGGACAGTAACGGCTTCTTCAAAGAAGGTGGTATCGGCTCGACGCGCTCAGGTCAGACCTACTTATGGAACTCCCTCAACGCTCTGCTTGGTAGTAAGGGTGCCACGCCTGCTGCCAACTACCCGAAGGATGACAAGGGCTACACCCCATGGGGTCGCAGTGGTGGCGGTGGCTCGGGCCGCAATGCCACCAATAAGCCAGGCAAAACTGGCACTGAAGGACTCAAGTGGACACCTGTGCAACAGCGCCAAATGGCCAAGACGAAGGCAGGCAAGTACACCCCATTCAGCGTCAAAGTCAAGCTTGGGAACGAAGTGAAAAAGAATAAGACCCAAAACTATACAGACCGCAGCTTTTAGTGTGATAAGATATAACTAAAGAAGGATAAAACAAACATGGAAACGCCAAACATTACCGCCGAAGACCTATGCGATAAGCTGGACGCCAGTCAAGACTTTATGGACAGGGTGACTAGTGGCTTTATGGAGCGCAACGAGCGCATCTTTTACCGCAAGCCAAGCGTCAACACCCAAGGGCAGATGGAGTATGCCGAGCTAGTGGACAACACCCTGGCCAGCTACCTCGAGAAAATGCCGAAAAACGTCATCCAAAAGTTGCCGTCCTTCACCATTGACGCTCACACTCGCAACAAGGCTGAGGACTTGTCCTACGAGTTCGTCGCCAAGAAAATCATTTTGCGCACAGGTTCATCGAAGGGGTACTCGCTCCTCCAAAAGCAGTGGATTGAACTCCGAAATGCTGCCACCTTCGGTGCCTGTGCCGCCTACTTACCGTTTGAAAAAGACCACGGCGAATACACCGTTGGTGAAGTGCCAATTTATTGGGGCGACCTCTACCCAGAGGCCTACGCCAATAACCTGAACAGCGCTAACTTCACGACCTTCAGAACCCTCAAGACTGAGGGCGACCTCAAGAAAATCATGGCAGGGCTTGATGACGAGCAGGGCGGCACCTGGCAAAAGGGCGGCCTCCAGACCGTCCTTAATTACGGTGCAGGCCAGACCACCAGCAAGAACGCCCAGAACTACAAAGTGCAGATGGAAGGCTTGCCACAGGGCATGTACGAGCTGTTTGTCTATACGGACGACAACTGGGTCATTACCTTCCACTACGCCTCACAGACCATCCTACGCGTCATTCCGAACCTATCGGGTCGCAAGCGCGTGGTCGGGCTTTATTCTGACTACGATGGTAGCTCGATTATGGGTCGCTCACTGATTGACATGGCCTACGGCGCACAGCAAACGCTGACCTCACTCCTGCGCAACTTCGTCTACACCGCCGACTACAACACCGACCCCGCTAAGACCGTTAAGGGTATCTCGCTCAACGAGGACACCTTCAATCTGACTAAGGGCAGCACCATGTTCCTTAACGATGAGGACGGCAAGGTTGACCTATTGCCAATCGACACCACCACCTTGCAAAACTTCCCACAGCTCTACAGCTTACTTAAGACCGTGCTCTTGACCTCACTCCCTAGCTCTAATGACACTAGTGTTTCAGCCAGCGTCGGCGACCCTGGCTATAGCAAGACCCAGGCAGGCGTCAACAGTCAAGACCAAAAGTCCGACATCGAGAACAACTACTACCGTAAGAACTACGAGCAGTATTTTGAGATGGTGCTGGAAAACAAGCTGAACATCTACTTCTCCGAAATCAAAGCCATTGCCGAAAAGAACGGCGCGGTCGCCTTACTGAAGGTAGACGAGGAATATGCCAACCTAATCCGTGAAGTCGACCCTGGTTTTATCAACGAAAAAAACGAAGTCCGTATCGACCTGACCGACTTTAAGGGCGTCAACGTCTCGGTTGACTTTGAATCGACCCGCCAGATGGCCAAAGAGGAAGACCTGAAACGCCTGAACACCTTTATGACTGGCTTCTTTGAAGCTGCTAAATCTGACCCAAGCATGGCCAAGGTTATGCGCTCAGTCCTACCGCTTCTGATGGAAGAAATGACCAAGAGCTCTAACCTGGAAAACAGCGCAAAAATCTCCGAAGTGATGAAAGCCGCACTGCTACAAGCCCAGCAAGAAGAACAGCAAGCAGCACGGGCTGAGGCCGAAGCCAAAGGGCAAGAGCAAAATCAAGCGATGGCCAACGTCAAAGCACCAACAGTGAACATCTCCTTCAAGGACTTACCGCCCGCTGGTAAAATCCAAGCGGCAGCGAGCTACGGTATTCAACTTACCGCCGAAGACGTAATGTCGCAAAATATTGAGGCAACCGCTACTACCCCTGTAAGTGCCACATCAGGAGTAATAGCATAATGGAAGAAATCACATACCAATCCAGTGAAGAACTCCAGCGTCACAACCATGACGTGTTTATGAGTAACGAAGCCAAGAAGGTACAAAATGGAACAAAAACCGAACAGGATAAGCTCAAAAGCGTGCTGGATAAATACATTGCCAAGCACTCGTCTACGAAAAGCGTGCGTGCACTGGCACAAGAAAATAAGAGAACGGCTGAATATCAGTTAGACCTGAGCGCCGACCTTGTTGAGATACTTGAAAAAATAAAAAATGAGTTGAGGTAACATTATGGCAACGGTGAAAGAGATTATTGAAAAAGCCTACACCAAGGTCAACGGCGAATATGAGCTGCTGTCCGAGAGTAGCGACGACTTTAAGACCTACCTAAACGTTTTGAACCAGGTGATGGAATCATGGGCGCACACGCCCTACGTCAAGTGGCAATCATTATTTGATATGAATTACACCCTTCCTGGGACGGTCGTCGCAGGCCAACTACTCTACAGCTTCCCCGATATGGACCGCGTGGTGGTCGGCAATACGCCGCTCGATAGTGTGTATTTCATCGGCGAAGGCAATGTTGTCATCAAGAAATACAAGATGACTGACCAGGCTGCCTTCCAAGCGTCCGACGCTCCTAATATCTGTATGCTGTCTTCCGACGGCCTACACCTTAAAACGGTGGCCGACGAGATAATTGACACAGCCATACAGCTACCAGCCTACCTCCTGCCTGCTGCATATATCGCTGGCTCTCAGACGGTTCGAGTCGACAGTGTGCCATGGCTCATTGCTGCGATGGCAGCCTTTATCTGTGACGCCAGCCCAGTGCCATTTATCGCCCGTAACGCCGATAAGTTCGCTAAACAGGCCGACATTTACATGAAGACCATGCGTGACAACAATCGCCACAGTCAACTCCTTTCAATTAAGCGAGTCGGTAGCCCAGAGATTACGTCACTCACCCAAGCGATTGAAGCAGGTGTTGGTATCGGCGGAGGCTCATTCGACGACATCGACGGAGGCGGGGCTTAAAGCCCTGCTGGGAGCTTATTATGGCAATCCCTAACCGCATACAATTACGACGAGCTACCGCTGTGGCTTGGACTGGTGCTAACCCTATCCTCCGCATCGGCGAGCCAGGCTTTGAAATTGACACTGGCAAGGTCAAGTATGGTGACGGTGTGACTGCGTGGAGCGCTTTAGATTATGCGAACACGACTGGTCCACAGGGTCCACAGGGAGTAAAAGGTGACATAGGCTTGACTGGCCCGACAGGTGCAACAGGCCCACAGGGTCCTATCGGTACTGTCGGTCTCCAAGGACAGGCAGGCGCGACTGGCCCAACAGGTCCTAAAGGTGAGACAGGCAACACGGGCCCCGCGGGGCCGAAGGGTGACATCGGCGCTACTGGCTCCCAGGGTGTCCAAGGCTCGCAAGGCACTACGGGCGCAACAGGGCCTCAGGGTCCACAAGGTCTGACAGGCGTGCAAGGACCCAAGGGTGACACGGGCGACACGGGGGCCTCAGGCCCCCCAGGCCCACGCGGTCCTATCGGTGATACTGGTCCTGTGGGCCCGCAGGGTATCCAGGGTATTCAAGGCCCACAAGGGGCAACTGGTCTGGACGGTGCTGACGGTGCTGTCACTGCTTTTGTTCAAGACACCGAGCCAACCGTCACTCAGCCGTCAATATGGGTTGAGACAGAGGCGGGCGTAGCAAAAACATTATGGATAGTCACTTAAGGAGAAACTATGGCACTACAGAACTTATTGGGTGAACTAGCCCTCGAAACAAAACAAGACGACCAGATTGAGGTGCTGGAAGAGATAGAGCACGCGGTCCAGGCGATTGCCTCGACCAGGGGTATAGCGGGCGACCTGCGCGTCACAATCGTCGGCGGCGGTGTCAGCACCGTCAGCACCGTCGCTGGGGTTACGAACATCGGCAGCGTCCCTGCCAACCAACTCGTCCCCTCGAACCAGAACCTTATAGCAACCATAGCAAACGTCAATAACATAGGAGCATAACATGGCAACTCAAAACAATATCCCACTACTACACCGAAAAGAATGGCAAATGCAAACCCCTGCGCCAACGGCAACCGCTGCTGGTTCGTTTGTCATCGCACCTGATAGTGGCAACTTTAACAATGCGCTGTATGTAGTGTCTAGCACTGTTCATTACCTGTACAACCATGATGAAGATGGTTGGATGCAGATACCATCTGGCGCAATCGCTGGCACGTTCGGCGCTGGGGCGTGTGGCGTGTTTCACCCTTGGAGTATCAACTACACCGCTAACGGCGGCACAACTACGAGCGTCACAGTGGCAGCTGGTACGCACAACATCACCGGGCGAGCTGTGGGGCAAAAGATTGAGTTCATATCAGCTGGTACAGCGTCTGGCTTTATCTCGACAGTGACAGGAATTATCAACAACGCTGGCGCAGGCACGATTACCCTACAGTTCGCAGACACCGCACCGACAGCTATACTGAACACGCATACCTTTAGGACACTCACTGGACGCTTTTACGTTATGGGCGCTGGTACAACGGCTGCTGGTAGCTTTAAGGTGTTTGATGTTGCGACTATGGCATGGCAAGCTAACCTGTCTACCACCAACCTGCCCGCAACATGGGGAACAGACGGCAAACTAGTCACGGCTTACAACTACGGTGAAGATTTTGCCACTGGCACAGCCACGGCTGGCGCTGCAAGCACCCTGACGAACAGTGCTAAGGCGTGGACAGCTAACCAGTGGACAAACTACGAGCTGCACATCACTGGGGGAACAGGTAAAGGGCAGTACCGCACGATTGCTAGCAACACGCCGACTGTTATCACTGTGTCAACTGCCTGGACAACGCAACCTAACGCCACCTCTGTATATGAGATACAGGCCAACTCTGACTGGCTGTACCTGCTTGGCAATAACGCCGTAACGGTGTATCGCTACTCGATTAGTGGTAACACCTGGACAACCCTTGCGCCTACGACAGCGCGAGCGGCTGCACCTGGCGTGGGCATGACGGCTAATGCTATTGGCAAGACTGGTGACGCTAACTGGGCGAATGAGTCAGTGATACTTGACGGACGCTACATCTACTCACTCCGAGCTAACGGTGGCTCAGTACTCGACCGCTTCGACATCGCAGGCGGTACGGCTGGCGCTGGCGCATGGGCTGCGGTTACGACCATCATTGCGGAAACCTTTACGACAGGCTCTAGTGCGTTCCCTATGGGCGAGTTCCTGTACATCCGTAAGGACGCTACAAACCGCTTCTTCAAGTACTCGGTTGTGGACAATGCTCTACGACCGTTCAACACCAACCTGTACCCAGACGGCACGGCTGTACTAGGTAGCAAAGTATGGGTGAAGAACTTGGCGGGCTCAAGCGTAAAATGGGTGTACTCGCTTAGGAACACCGGGACTGAGCTGCATAGAGTGATGGTGGTGTAGCGATAGCCCCCCAAAAGTGGTACACTAAAGACAAATAGAATAGGAAAACAAAAAGCTATGGCCAATAAAACCTCCGATGAAATCCAAATCAAAGATATTGACACCTGGAAACGGGGGCAGATTTCTTATTTCTCCAAAAGCCGTATGCAAGAGGATGCCCTAAAGGCGGCCTATAACGCTATCTTCGACTATGACGCCATCGTGCGCCCCCGTGGCTCCTTCGATGAGAGCGGTGTGCCTGACCTACCTGCCGGCATGACACCATTGGGCTGCGACTTCGCCTTCAAACGCGCCGATAACACCGAGGGACTGCTCAACCTCTTTACTGATGGCGTGAGCGCCTGGTTATTCGTCCTCAAGGCCGACATGAGTGGCTGGACCCAGTTCCTAACCTATACTTTTGACAAAGACGCTGTGCCATCGTTCGCCCAATCGGCGGGTATGGTGGTTATCGGCAATGACGTTGACCCTTTCACCTATTATGAGATTGCCACGGACACTATCAAGCGCTTGGCTCTGGTAGCAAATCCAACCGCTACTCCAGTCGCCACACCTGCGGGCTTTACGGGCACCAATGCCTTTGACTACTACTACCGAGTCGCCTTCAACGGTATCGGTGGCAACACCCTGATGTCGCCATGGGCCAAGATATCATCCCCGACTATCCGCGACGCCTGGAGTGGCACCAGTTCAGTCAATATCAGCATCTCCGCTTTTGTACTTGACCCTGACGCTCAGAGCTGGAACGCCTATGTCGCCAGTGTCCCAACGGGTACGGGTGCCCCAACCGACGACGAGTATTTCAGGTTTGCTGAAAACCTGCCTGTCACCCAGCTATCCTATACCGATGACGGCTCCGTTACCATCCTCGACAAGAAAGCCCCAATCGAAAACACCACGGCAGGCATCGTCGCAGGGTATTACACTAATATCTCTGGTCGCCTATGGGCGATTGGTAGTGATGGCTTGGTGTACTGGGGCGGTGGTATTGGCAACGAGCTATACTTCGGCTCGGCTAACGGCTCAGATAGCTACCAGATAGACGACGGTGGCTCAGAGAAACCAATGGCGATTACGCTCGGACGCGACAACGCAGGCACGACCTGTATCAACCTCTTGACCCGCACCATGGCGGGACAGGGCGCTATCTGGGATGTCTACGCCACGACCAATAGCATCACCTCAAATGGGCAGACCTTCTCTGAGGGGACCTACCAGTTCAAGAAGCGTGAAGGCAACGACGGTACGGACGCCCCATACTCGGTGATTCGGGCTAACAACAATGCCTACTACCTCAGCATGGACGGCTTCAAATCCACAGGGGTAAAACCCAACGTATCAGGCATCCAATCGACTGATATTATCAGCTCAGCCATCCGCGACCGTGTTTTGAACCTCTCCCAATCAGGCTTATCAGGGACTTACGCCGCTTACTATGACGAGACCCTTCACTGGACGGTGGCCTATGGCACACAGAAGAATAACGAGATATGGGCTTACGACATTCTGCATGGTGGCATTTGGTCCATCTGGCGTATCGACTCTGACTGTATCTTCCGCTGGGCATCGGCTCAAAACGTGAGCCCAAGCCTATATATCCGTCAGGGTAATAAGTTGTTGCGCTACTACAAGAACTCACACAGCCATGCCGACCTCGGTGCGCCATTTGAGTCCTACATTGAGAGTGGCCTGATTCCCTTTGCCAAAGACAACAAGCTGGAGTGGGTGCATCTTTTGAAAAACGTCTGGCAATTTGACCAGGCAGTCGGCACGATTGAGCTTACGGTTAATATCCACTCCAAGAACGGCGCTATCATCAAGACCAACTCTATCCCCTTCAATCAAAGCGGCTCGAGTACAGGCAGTAGTGGCTGGGACGCCATTCGCCCCGATGCCACCTTAAGCTCTGGCGGGTCGTGGAACAACCACGCCTGGAACGAGACCTTCGCCGACCTGCTCGGTTTCAAAGACCCATCCGACAAGAAGGTGAGCCAGAAGGTCCGCAAGAACGCCGCTTATATCAGCTTTTCGGTTAGGGCTAACACCAAGGACACCTACTACGAGTTATCGCACCTCAGCTTACTGTTCACCTACATTGGTCTGGGTATCGAGTTCCTGAGCCAGAAAGATGTGATAAAGATTTAATGATATGGTACAATACAATCAAACCTATAAAGTGAAGCAAAACAAAAAGGAGACACAAAAATGGGCTTAATATTCAACAATACCTCGACACTAACTGAGGCACAGCGCAAAGCAGCCGAACAAATGCAGGGTGTTAATACGGATAGGGAGGCGTTTTTACAGCAATACCCAAACTATAACTTCGGTGCGGAAGGCTCATGGGATGCACCCGTTGCTTCTGCCCAAGTCACCCAAGATGTCCAACGCGCCCCCGCTACCAATGTCACGGGCGGTAGCGGCACAGGGGCAGGCTATGCCGCTGCGCCTAAAGTGCTTGATGCCGCACAACTAGCTAGCCTTGATTCACTGCTTGGCAATATCGACTCCACTCGGGAGGTGATGAAACAGAAGGCCTTGCTCCGCCGTGACGCCTTCAAAAAGGAAAAAGAGGAAGAAAAGACTAAGGAACAGGGCAAGTACGACGGCAAGAAATTGTCGACGCTTCAGGACTTCGGCGGTGCTAAAACTGACACCGACATTAACGTCCGTGACACCATTGAAAACCTGGTTAGCTCACTCTCGACCCTTGGTCTCGGTGGCTCACGCGCCTTGATGCGCCAAGTTTTAGGGGCTGCCAACAAATCAAACCGCAAAGCCAACGCTACCCAAGCGACCAATAACCGCGACCTTGATAGCGCCTGGGGCGATTTTACTGTCGGCAATGAGAATGACGTTAAGAAAATCGAAGACCAGTACGGCTCCGAAGTTGGTGAAGCTGACCGCCAATGGGGTCAGGACCGCCAGAACACGTTGCATAAGAAAGCCGACGTCTACAACGCGGCTGACCGTACCGCTGAACGCGAAGCCGTGATGAGAGAAGGCGATGCCCTCAACCCATACATCAGCCAAGCCGCTTTCGTCAACCCTAGTTACACAGGCGAGTCTCGCCAAATGGCGACGCCAGACCTTGCTAGCTACACCCAGGACATTGCTAAGTATGACACTGCTGCTATCGGCAATAATGGTGGCGCACCAACCAGCGCAGGCACGACGCAACCAGGCAACCTGGCTATCCGCGCCATTGCCGTCAACGATAAAGACCTTGGAGTCAAAAAGAAAACTGAGGGCGACCTCGGATACGGAGCGTAACCATGGTCGCTATCACAGACAAATTCGGTAAGGCCAGCATCGACACCGACTACGCTGTGGCCACCACAGTCAAGACCACCCGCGTGATTGGCGGGACGGTACTGGAGTGCTACGACCTCAGCAAGTTCGCGGACGACACGCCCGTCTACTTCATCACCTATAAAAAGACCACTGACCCTATCACGGGCGAGGTGAGCGTCACCAACCAAATTGGCTGGAAGGCGATTGTCAATACAGGGGCAAACACCCTCACAAACCTAGAATTAGCTCCAGGGTACACTGATACTGGTAATGCTATCGGTGACTTTGTGGAGTGTATATTGACCTCACACTGGGGCAATGAGCTGGTTGACGGTATCTTGACCCACACAAACCCCGACGGTACGCTCAAGACTTCTGCCGTGCAAGCTGCCCTGAACCTGCCCGCTGGTGTCTCACCAGACTGGACACCACTTGGCACCGCGCCGGTCATCACGAGCAGTAACGGCCAGCGTGAGTTCGCCCTTCGATTTACAGGGGCAGACTATACCGACCGCCTGCAACCTGGCACGAAACTAAAAATCCCTCGTACGGTTACTGCCCCAACCCAAAGCACCAGCCTGAATGGGACAAATCAGTACTTCTCTAAAGCTGCTCCAGCTGGTATGACGTTTACTGATGACTTTACGGTGAGTGCTTGGGTGAAGTTGAGTAGTTATCCGTCAGGAAACGGAAGTGTAGTCTCACGATACAACGGTACTAATGGCTGGGCATTGGACATTCAAGCTTCGGGTCAGGTCAGGTTTGTTGGTGTGAACGGTAGCTCCATTACTGGTTACAACCTTGTAGACTCGTATCAGAGCATACCGCTCAATAAGTGGGTACATATAGCGGCACAGCTTGATATGTCCGCTTATACTGCGACAAGCACGACCAGCTATGTGATGATAGACGGCGTAGATGTTCCGGCAGTTGTATCTCGTGGTAGCGGTAATCCAACAGCCTTAGTCCAGGCTGGCAACCTAGAGATAGGAAGCCGACAAGGAGGACTTCAGCCGTTCCCTGGCAAAATCGCTCAAGTTGCTATCTTTAACGCAAAAGTCGCTCAAGCTACTATCCGTAACACCATGTTCAAACAACTGGTAGGAAACGAAACCAACCTTGTCGGGTACTGGAAGTTTAACGGTGACGCTAATGATAGCACAGCTAATGCTAACCACTTAACTGCCGCTAACGCAGCCGTAGCCACGAACGTAGATAATCCTTTCAACGCAAACGAATACGCTATCGTCACTTCTACTCCTGTGTATTCAGCAGGAAACACCACTTGTACCGTCTTTACAGGACAAACAGGTGGTATCCCGAATGAGACCCTTGGGGTCGCAAGCTATTCAACCGCACGAGCGCCGTTTGGGTTTCCAGCAAACCGAAACCTCTGGAGCGTAGAATCACACTATCTTAACGATACAACAACTTCATCGCCAGTTATTGGCACCTATTACAATAATGGCGTTCAATTGCAGGTACCTACTGGAGCTTTCTCTACTTCGTTTCGAGCTGTTCTTACAGGGCAACGCAATGGAGCAGCGGGAGATGGTGAGGTCTACCTTGTCATTTCTGATACTGCAAACACTGGAAATACTATTGACAACGATAAGCGATTTAAGCTTTGGCAATATAGTACCATGGCCGCCAGCGGGTGGCAGATAGTACGTATAGATATGGGTACAAGCGTTACCAATAACAGTCCGAGGACTCTTTATGTGAATATTGGTACCCAGCAGGGGATGTCATCTATTGGACTTCGGGGTTCTGCCGCTACAACAACATTCACGGCGGAGTGCGCCTATCTCTAGGGGAAAACCGCTATGCCAGAAATACAAACAATGACAAACACTGGAACCAACTCCGTGACTGATGCGATTCAAGTCGCTGTGATGAATAACGACATGAAGCACTTTAGTGATACCTTGGTACGGATTGAGGGGAAGTTTGATAAGGCAATCCAAGGGTTTGTTCCCTTAGAACGACTCGCCGCTCACGAATCCGCCGACAACATGAAGCACGTTGAACAGGATAGGGCTATTAAGAAGCTGGAAGACTGGAACAGGTGGGCGATGAAGATAGTACTGGGAGCCGTGATAGCCGCTGTACTAGGGATTGTCATTGTTAAAACAAATAACTTATTTTAAGGGGGAATATGCTACGAATTGTCGATACATCAAACAACAACCCAGGCGTGCCAAATGCGACGCTCGACTGTGATGGCTACATCTTCAAAGCGACGGAAGGGGTCGGCTACACCGATAGCGACTGTGCGCCCAGTTATGCCGAAGCCAAAGCTGCTGGCAAGCTCTTAGGCGTCTACCACTTCGCCCGACCTGACGGCAACGACCCCATCCCTGAAGCCGATTGGTTTGTGTCACAAGTCCGTGGCTACATCGGTGAGGCGGTATTGGTGCTCGACTGGGAAGTAAACCCCACGAATAATGTCTGGTGGGCAAAGACCTGGTTAGACCGTGTATACGAGCTGACAGGTGTCCGCCCGATGATTTATATGAACACCTCGACGGCGAACGCTTATGACTGGTCAATTATCTGGCATGATTACGCCTTATGGGTCGCTCAATACCGTGATATGGTCGCTGACTATAACTGGGATATGAGCAACGCAGGAAGCGAACCTGACGTGAAGTGGCCGAACGCTTACGTTGGTTGGCAATTTACTTCAAGTGGACGCCTGAACGGCTATAACGGCAACCTTGACTGCTCCGTGTTCTACATGGACAGGAGCGGCTGGTTGTCCTTTGCGAAGGGCAGCAAGGTGGAAGCACCAGCACCAGCACCAGCACCAGCACCAGCACCCATACCTGAACCGACACCTACACCCGCTCCTACACCCGCTCCTACACCAGAGCCTACCCCTACCCCTACCCCTACGCCTACGCCTATCCCTGCTCCCCTCCCAACGGAGCCAACTCAGCTTGACCGCATTGAAAAGAACACGACACTCATTATGAAGCTACTCAATAGCCTCAAGGGGTTAGTGCTTAATCTTTTCAAAGCGTTAAAAAACAAGTAAAGGGGGAATACAAAGATGTGGTCAAAAAAATTCATGCTCGACCTAGCAGAACGAGCAATCAAAACATTCGCACAGAGTCTCGCTGCCTGCCTAACAACAGTAGTGATGTCACTCGGCAACCTAAATGACGTAAATTGGCCTGCGGCTATCTCAATAGCTGTATTGGCGACTATTTACTCAGTGCTGACTTCGGTAGCATCGAGTGGCGTCAAGAACGAAGATACCGCTAGCCTGGTACAGTAGCCGTGGAACGTGGCCATGAAGAAAAGCCACAAGGTTAGTTCGTAATGGAAAAGTTGAGTTATGACGATGTGTACTGTGAGCGCATGAGACGCGTTGCACGGGCCGTTGGGCAAATGAGTGCCTACTTTGTGCATGGAGACCATAACACGGTACAGAGCGACGAATATGAGGCCTGGCGGCTAGAATACCTACAGGCCCAGACTGACGCCATGTTTTTACGTGACCCGCCTGGAACACATTCGCATTATAATTGCGGGTAAATGAAAACCCGCCGATGAATAAACCAAAGGCGGGGGCTGTACGACTATTCTAACATAGTTAGTGTGGTATAATAGCAATGGTGCTCTGACACCCATTCGCATTAGGTGCGATAAACAAACCACTGGCGAGTAGTTTCCAAGCTACACAGCGAGTGGTTTTTTGTTTGTGGTATAATAAGGGTACAAATCATAATCCATAGAAAGGAGAAATCACTATGGACAGGTCAACGTATCGCAAGCTTATTAAAGAAATCGAGGTAATGCAAAAAGACCCCGAGGGTCGTTTTGACCAGAGAAAGCTTGCTCTTGCAAAAACCTACTTTGAAACGGGTATGCTCTGGCTATCCGCTGCAAACGGTCAGCACCCCATTTTCGGTGACGACGACGAAGAGTAGTATAATAGCGGCACAGCACCCACCTTGTATTTATTACTCGGTGGGTTTTCGTTATCGTGAAAAATATCACAGCATATTATACGACAGGATAAAAAATAGCCCCACTATGGGGGCTGTTTTTTTATTGGTTGACTTCTAGTGTTTGCTCTTGCTGGCAGTGCCAGATAGCTGATTCAGTGACATCATCATTCATCTGGTTGCTCCTTTGCTTTGGTTAGCTCAGCTATGAGGTCATTCACTTGTCGATATAGCCCAGACGGCCACCAAGGTATTGCGTTACCATATGAAGTCGTGAAGCTATTCTCTACCGCCCATTCCTTAATATCTTCGAGTGTTTCTACCCGTGCCGCCCGCTCCCGCTCGGCTACTTCACTCTTAAGGGTGTAATTGGCGGTGATGTAGTCGGCAACAGCTACCACCTCATTAGTCATATCTATCCATTTGCCGTCATACGACGAGCAATACCCGCCGTCTACCGTGTGGTAATCACCAAATAGAGAGTGTATATTTGCTCTTAGCTCACTCTGGTTAGCAGCTGTGCGAGTGACATCAATGTCCTTCGCAGGCTCGCTCTGGTTAGGTTTGGTCATTTTGTTCCTTTCGTTACCTACAATTTGTTGTCTTTGATTAGCTCAGCCAACTGTTCCTGTAGCGCACAGTTCTTGCAATCGGGTCTGCCATGAAACTCTAGGTTGAGTTTCTCGGACGCTTCAATGAGTGCTTTGAGCTTGGTGTTCGGGGTGTAGTTGGCGGTGATGTAGTCCATAAAATCGGCTACAAACAAATCAAAGTCACTATCGCTCAAGTGGCTATATAGTTTTCCGTTCGGCTTTCGGTCGTCTTCGTCAATTTCCTCGGGGTCTTCTGGCTCAGTGCGTGAACGGTCGTATGTCGCACCCTCACCCCACGGCGAACCAATGCGATTTGCAAACAATATGGCAACTTGTCTTAGCTCACTCTGGTTAGGCTGGGTCATTGGGTTGTTTCCGTTAGCTTTTCATAACATCTCTTAATTGTCCATGCATCATGTAGGGCGTTGTGCTTGTTGGTGTCAGGTGACGGCATATCTGCGTAGGCGTAATCTTCTCGGCTTATGTCTGGGTCTATGCCTTTAATCTTCATAAGTGTGCAGATGTCAAACGGTATGTAATAAACATTCTTCGGAATATCAAAAGCATGTCCCCATATATCGTTGAACAGCACCCAGTCATAGGCGAGACAGTCCGACCACATCTCGGCTCTATCATAGACCGATAGCCACTCTCTAAGGTCGTGGGCGAGGGCTGGCTTCATACGTCGCCCTTCTCCCGTAAAGTTAGCTACCACATTATCCTTAATCCAGTCGTCCACTTGGTTCCCGTCATAGTCTCCAAGTTCGGCGTAAAATGTTCTGCCATCTTCATCGACAAGACCGATACTCATTAGGGTTGTGTCTTGGTGTAAGCCTGTGAACTCCGTATCAAAAAATATCTTCATACTATTTCTCCTCCTTTAATTGGTTAGGCTGGGTCATCTGGTTGCTCCTTTGGTTACTGCATTGCGATAACTTTGATACGATAATGTGACAAGGGCTAGCACCCATGCATCGAATGGCTCACTCGCTGCAAGTTGCACGATTGCCCATAGGTAGCCAACAGCCAGAATAGCGTAGTACGTAACCTCTGCGAGCTTGGCGCTCATACTATTTCACCTCCTTTAGCTTTGCTCGCTCGGCTTCGATGGCTGATAGTGGCACTAGGTCAACATCGTCTTCTGCGTGCCAGTAGTTCTCACCGCTCGCCAGCCTATCCAGCACTTCTTCAATCTGCTTATTGTGCCAGTCAAGGATAGCTTCCCCTAGGTCGCTATAGAAATTTGTCGTAGGGTAAATGCCATAATCATTCGGGTTATCGAGCATTTCGCTCGTAAAGTGTACTATCATGCCACGCAGGTCGCTACTAAGGCATGGCCTATGCTCTACTGTGGGCATTTCGTCTGGATGTGTGTAGTCTGGCTCTTGTGTGTTGTCTGTCATAGCTCTGCCTCCAATTTAGCTAGTTCGGTGCGAAGATAGGCTGTCGCCTGGTTGTAGATGAGTACGTCACGCTCTAATAGGCTATCCGCGTTGTGGTTACCAGCCGGCTTATCTACTACTCGCTCCCTTACCGCTGCTAATAGCTTTAGCTTTTCGGTGCGGATAAGGGAAAGAACTCTCTCCTTTGCTACATATGGTGGTATTTCATTAGACAAAGTATCTTTAGTAAAAGCATTACAGTTGTATCTTGCCAGCCCCTCAAAGATTTCATCTATTGTTTCTTCACTAGCTTGATTGGTGTCTGTGGGGTTAGTCATCATCTCTCTCCTTTAATTTTGCTCGCTCGGCTTGGACAGCACGCACCACGGCTCCTGTGTATACCAAGGGCTGCTTGCCTGAGGCGAGCGTACTCTCTAGCCTATCTAGCACCCTAGCTATTTCAGCGTTGGTGTGAGCGGTGATAAGGGCTATCATCTCATCCTCGTAAATCCAGCCGTCCTGTTTAATAACATTCTCAAGTTCAATTCTTGACCAGTTACTGAGTTTTGCAACTTTCTGATGAGTTTGATTACGTCCAACAAGCTCCTCTCTTATTGCATTTATCTGCTCTCGTAGCTCCTGTTCATTCGTAGGGTTCATATTATTGCTCCTTTTCCAGCACCATCTGCGCAATGCCGTCATAGTCGTAGGTCTTGAGTTCGGTGTCGTAGTTTTTGGCAATAATGCCAGCCCTGTACGTGAACACTGCGCCACGAGCCGCATCGTCAACCATTTTCTCAAGTCGTTCTGTCACCTCGTCGATAGTGTCTGCTGCCTGTCCTGTGTAGTCGCCATTGTGTATGCGGAGCAAGTGCTGCCGTATTAGTTTGGCTGTGTCTGTCATTCGTCTTGCGTTACTCATTGGGTTGCTCCTCTCGTTAGTTCAGCGAACTTGTCATCCATATAGCGCCTAAATCCTAGAAACGTGGGTTTCACGACGGTAAAATTGCCAGCTCCGTCATCTAATTCACTAGAGTGGTCATTACACCAACTAACATAGGCGGTCATCATTTCGTAGG